GTGTAAATCTTAAAAAATGATGATGCTCTTGAATTAGTTTAGTAATATGATTACTAATCTTCATTCGATGCTCAAACTCTTCGCCCTTATTTACAAATATAAGTTCAGTCCGACAACTAGGGCATGATAAATTGCAACTATCATCTATTGCAAATACAATCCAATTAACTGTATCCGGGCGATGATCTAAACGAGTTTCAAGCTCATTGCGGGCTATTAAATGACATGTTTTGTGATCACAATACTTATACGTGCCATCAACAATACTTGATTGAATTTCTCTCGCCTTGGGACTCTGAACAATTTCAGTTAGGCTATTAAAATCTAAGATGTTACCTACGCTGATTGGCAACCATGCCTGGCAGATGCAAACAAAACATTCGCCACGGGTATCGATAGTTACTGAGTTAAACGGATGATAACAATATTTTCCTTTTAACTGTAAATCCTTATCGAAACTCATCTCAGAATCGGCAAATCTATAGCCGTGCGTTACATCAACATCGGCTGAAGTTAGCGGCGTTCGTTGTCTATTTGTTATTTGGTCTACATTAATTAATTGTATATTAGCCATAATTATCCAAAACTAAACAATGCGTCAAATGTAGTCTTAATGTCTGTGCTTTCTGTAATATTCCATTTAAGCACACCAAGTAAGTTTTCTACTTTTTGATCAACAATTGTTGACTCCATTAAATCATTATCAAACGGCAGGTCTTTAAACCACTGCGGGATATGTGTTTCATCTGTCGGGTAGCCCACGCTAGTAAACCCAATTGGATTATCCTTTAACTTACATACAATAGTTTTCATACCATCAACAATGTTAATTGAATAGTTATCACTATGCATACGCTTTAAGTTATTCCAGTTCATTGCCGCACGTACATGCCCTGGCATATTAGTTTTACCTTCGCGTTCTTCTGCTTTGGTATAATTAGTTAAGTTGTTTACACGTTTAGGTGTACCTTTTTCCCAAGCCGGTCTATCCTGGAATGCAATTTTAAAATCACGCACCATATCGATAATAGTAGTTTTATCTACACCTGTAAGGGCCGCAAGTAAAATCTCACTTAAGAAGTCTTGTACAACTTTAGGTGTATCTGAACGTTTTAAGTCTAAGCCCATAGCTTTAACTTTACCGGGCTTACCGTGTGTATCTAAACGCTTGCCATCTAAGTCTGTAATCAATACAGCATAACGTTTCTTTTTAATAAACAACCCTTTACTTGCTACAACTTCACGGCCACCTTTAATTACGCTACCCATCTCACGTGGCACGTGAAACGCACGTTCCATCATTGCAGGAAAGCTCTCATTAACTTGATCTGAAATGTCATCGTACAGCTTAATAGCAATACTAGGATTCCATTCCATGTTTCCGGCTTCGACGTCTGCTTTAATCATTGGCCATGCACTAAAGTAGCATGAGTCAGTATCACCGTAAATAATAGCATCGCCTACATGGTCGTATACTCCAGTGAAGCATTCATTAATAAACGCATCCATATGTTTAGCAATAGTACGACCAGTAAGTGTAGTTGACTGTCCGATACGCTTATCAAAAAAACGACAGCCTGGATTCAATAGTGCACCATACAAACTGTTTAAGTTAATCTTCTTAACCAGCTGCCGCTTATCCCAGAACGCAATTTCTTCTGGATCAGTACATGAACGCATTTTGGCTTGTAGTTCCTTACGCTCAGCATACCAACGTTTAAGCAAGCCCGGAACAACCGCTTCTTTTTCATAGCTAAAGATAGTACCGTTTGCACTAAGTATCCATGGTTGATTACTATCGAAGATTAGTGTCCATACTTCTGCCGCACTATGTACAGTACTTTCGCCGGATGTTTCCCAATCGATAGTAAGCTCGACCCCTGTCTTACCTTCCATAACTGCTGTGTATTCTAATGTAGCAAACAAACCTTCCCATGCATCTGCAAACGTTGACCCTTTAGTTTTCTTGCCATTAACTATCTTATCAGCCATCTTCTCATTAACATAATGGTCAGTCATAATTGGGCGAATCTGCCCGATGATAGTTTCTGGTCCCATGTTAAGCGCACGAATCGCAGATGGGTATAGCGAGTTAATATCAACTGACCCAATCCAATCATGCATGCCCGCTTTTGGAGTAGCTACATAAGCACCAGCCGCTTGCGTATCGCCTATATCGTCTCTGTTTTTACGATTAGGCACAATTAGCCCTTGTTGATGCGCTTCATTAATAATAGCCTGTTCAGTAACTGCTACTGCACCCATTGTTGTTTGAAGCAATACAGTGTTATCGTGTGCAAGTTCATTAGCTAAGTCTAAGAAACGCAACTTCTTATCCAACTTACCTAGCAACATAGTATCTTGTCTGTTATAGTCGATGAACTTTGGAAAGTCTTTATTATACAATTGGTCTAAAGTACCTTCATATGGAACCTTACGCTCATCTAATTCATATTCGGCAATAGCATCTAAACTATAACTATGTCGCTCTTCGTATGTATATTTGCGGTATAGTTGCATATAGTCCATATGAACACGGCCAATGAGGTCAAAAGTGATGTTTGCGGCACCAAAACGTTCAAATTCACGCTGTTTTGGGTACTGACCCCATAGGCAAAAGCGTCTTGTGTCATCTTTACTTAATACACGTGTAACACGCCCAACAGTATACGGAACATCGTACCCTTCACTGTTCCATCCACTTAATACATCTGCATCGTCGATTAAATTAAGAAACGTATCCAGCATATCTGCTTCACGTTCAAACATAAAACAATTCTCATACTGGTCACAAATCTCTTGTGCAGTTTCCCATGAATAACTCTTAGGTGGAATAACAAGTGTGACTAACTTGTCTAACCAATCTAAATAAACTGATATAGCTGTAATAGGATTGAACGGGTCGTTTGTTGGAGCATACCCACGTGCTGGGTCAAAGTCTGTTTCAATATCCCAAAACGCAGTTTGTAACTTAGGAGATGTTGCGCCGAGATAGTTATCAGACAGACAACGGAATACAGGATTGATATCGCTTTCCCATATCTTCTTACCTGTTTGAATACGTGATTCTTTATGGAATTCTTTACCAACACGTGTGCTGAAACGACTTACTGGAGTGTCATATACTGTGCGATATTTGCCCTTTGGATCATCTGTGTACATAACATAATTTGCTGGATACTCGACATACTCACGTATACCTTCTTTTCTTTCTACAACATAGATGCGATCTTTTGCCCTGTCAAACAGTGCGTCAACATAACTCATTTACTCTCCTACCGCTTATGGCCGGCTAACCTTGTGCTTGTACGTAAAGTGTACGACTCTTTATTATAACACTAATAGCTTGTAATAGCCTACTAAATCGATTAAAAATATAGTTATACTTGTTATTAAAATACCAAAACTACCCCGACTAATAGCAGAATATATACTAATAGATAGGGCAGTAAAAAACATTGGATACACTAGCAATAACGGAACATTAGGTACAGTTAATGTAAACGTCATTGCAACCGCAAAGTTTAACGCCCAGTTAATAGTTTCCATTGTAAGTCTAAATGGATTACTATTCCAATCTTGTTGTATAAACTTAATGGTCTTGTGATAGTTAGCTTTCAATTAAAGTGTACGTCCAACTGTTTCTAAAATATCAGTAACAGTTTCGTGGTCTTGATTTGTTTCACCAAATTTAGATTTTTGTGCAATCTTAATTGCTTTTTTAAGTAAGCTGGGTTTGATTTCTAATTCTTCTGCTACTGCTTTAATTGTATCGCTAAGACCTGCACTTAAATCTTCTACTTCTTGTAGTACTTGTACGCCTTCGTTAACGATTTGAATAAGTTTTGCTTTTTGTTCAGCTGAAAACATTAATGCCATGGTGTCATTCCTTTAGTTAAAAATATAGTGTATACTAATTAATTATCACTGTCAATGGGTGTACATAAATAATTATATGACACAACTTACTAATCCAATCTGGGAACAACGTGATATATTGTCACATTCGATTAATTTACCTGTTACTAGAGATGAGGAATTATTAATCAATACAATAATAACCAATTTAACTAATAAAACTAATTTCCAATGGAGTAGAGAATTATTATCTATTCATGGTGAGGCAAGACTGCAACAATCACTTCGACTTCAGGGGTATGATTTATATTGTGCTAATTTAAATGTGCTTCCGGAGTCTACCGAAGAATTAGCACAATATATAGTTAGTTATTCTCTTCGAGTACGTATTATTGCAAATTTAAAATTCTTTAAAAATCACACACATACCTTTTTTGGTATGATGTATCATCCGGCAATTGCTAGGTTATTTACTTATCTAAGTAGCACAAGAGGAACAAATAGCACAATAATAATTATTGCACTACTAGCCTGGATTAATAATACTAGCTATCTTTTTTATGCACTTGTAGTTGGATATATAGTATCTAATTGCATGACTTTAGTGTTTCATGAATATTGGAGTCATAATCAACTACGTCCAAAAAATAGAATAATCGGATTTATATTTGATTATATTTGTCATTTATTTGTCCACGATAGAATCTCATTCATATATACGCACACCTATCATCACAAACATTGGAAATCGGTGCAGGATATAGAAGTGACTGATATGTTACATATGGGATGGTTCCATTATTTTATATTTGCATCGCCGGTCTACGGTAATCCTGGTCATTATGCAGGAACGGAAGCTAATAGAGCCTCAATGATGACACAGTTATTGCCTGAATCACAATTCCTGCAAACTCATGTTAAGGAAATTACGGTTGCAACTCATTTAATATTTTTACTAACGTTTGGATTGCCTATCTATGTTTATTTTTTATTATTTCAAATATGGATATTTCACAAATACATTGTTGTGTTTGATGAACTAGTAACACATTATAATAATAAAACACGTGACGAAGAACACGATAATCCGTACCTATTCCCAATATGTTGCGGAACAG